GAGCCTAGGTGGTATAGTGTGTAATCTTCTGGGTGTTTAGATATGTTGCTTTCTTTGTCATTCGCCATGTCTGCGAATTGGCGTAGAGCCATTGCTGTATTTAGCATGTAGAAAGGTTGAAAGTAAGTTTCTGATTTTGTGTCATAGATTGTGAATATTTCAAGAGTCATAGGTTCCTTTTATATAGTGCCATTTTGGCTTTGTGATGTACCTCTTTTTGTTTGAGGGCTTCGGGTGTAAATAGGTGAGCGAGTCCTTTCATTTTAAGGCTACGCTTTGCTTTTATTATTTCGATTTTAATTAGATCGGGGTTGGTTTTTGTTAGTATCTCATATTGTTTATCATAGTATCCAGGTAATGAGTGTTTTTTGCCTTTATGTGTTGTAAAGTCCGACGGGTATATGTCGGTGTGGTATTGAGTGAGCCAGTCTCCGGCTATGCCCGGATTCCGGCTCATAGTTGAGTATTCTTTTTTGAGGGTGATGACTTCCCCTTCGGGAGTCATGCGTTCGTAATGTCTGAGTCCGTTGGACATGTTTATTGCCTCGGCTTTAGGGCCATTTATTTTTTTTTGTACGTATGATGCAACGTACGAGGCTGATTCAAAAGTCACTGATCCTACGGAAATGTGACCTTTGCCCCAGAGGGTTTTGAGTATTTCGGACGTGTGTAAGTCCTTTTTTCGGGGTATTGGTATAAGGTCTGAAAATTGGTGGTTGAATATTATGGCGTGGTAATGTGGTCTACCTTGTTTTTCGCCGTATTCACCACAATGGTAGAATGAGAGTTTTTTGTGTGAGTATTTTTTTCTGAGACGTTTCATGAATTTTTGCCAATCGTCTAATACGAGTGTGCCTGTTGGCGGTAGGTGTTCGTTATCGTATGTTAGTGTTATGAATGTATTATTAGCGTGCATTGACGCTTCGTGTTTTATGCGGAGTGCCCATTGACGGGCGTGGTCTAGCTTACAGCCAGAGCATTGACCGCATTTTATTGGCGTTGTCGGTAAGTCCGTAAAGGCTTCCGAATATTTGAATGTGTATTTTCCAATGTCTACCGCAGAGCGGTACATTGTTAGTGGATAAAAGCATGACATAGTGTTTTCTCCAGTTATTATTTATAGGCGGATTCCGCCTCTCATGATATTATTTCCTCTCATTGAGTTTTTACGGTTAGTTTTAGAAGCTGTTCTTGAGAACATCTTTTTAGATTTTTTGTAGTTCATTTTCTTTGGTTTTCTCACTTTTAGTTCCTTATTTTGTTATTTTAGTTTTTTTTAACGACTTCCGGTGTCAGTCGTTACAGTTGTATCAAGTAGACAACTGTTAGGAATCTCCTTGCGGAGCTTCCTGGCTAGGCGCGACTTCGTCTTTGCCGGACGGGATTTGAGAAATCCCATCTCCTTGAAGAGCTTGATCTTCAGGGTGTGGGGCGTTTGCTAAGCCCATTTCGACCATTTGGTCGATATTATTTTCGTCCTGGGCGAATTGTAGGAATTTGTAGGGTTCATTCTCGAATCTAGACCTCACATGTTCGGGTAGTTCTTCGAATAGTGTTTTAGCTAGTGCTATTTGGTTTTGTGCTTCTTGGAAGTCGTGCCCAGAGACGTCTCCATATTGAGGAGAGGTGTTTGTGGGTGGCATGATTCCTGTTTCCATGAATTGTGCGAGTATTAAGTTAATATCGCATGCGTTAGTGTGGTGCTGTTCGGTTATACCGTCAGTGTGTGTTATTCCGTAATCAAGTGTACCGGTGTTGTACGTTGAACGGAATTTTGGTTGTTTTTTATTTGTCATAGTTTCTGTTAGGATGTCCATGTGGATTTTCGAAAAATGATTTTCGTGAAGTTTTTCTGTTACCAAATTGTTTGTCTGAGTAATTAGACGTTGTAGTCTTTACTCGAACATTTGGGCCTTTAGGTTGATATTGACCGGGTTTAGGTACATTTAGTTGTTTTCCGATTTCTTCAAAAACATTTTGTGCGGAGGATAAACCTCCGGCAAAGGTTTTATTTATCAAAGAAATTAAAGACCAGCGTTCTATTTCTTGTTTTGTTTTATCAGTACTAGCTTCAATATTATTTATCTCTGCTTGTTGTTTTTTCATTGCAAGTGCATTCATTGCTGAAGTGAGTGCTTTTTGGCCTGAGTCTTCGACTGTGGCTTGTTGTCCTGCGGGTGAGCTGGCTTCTTTGCCGCCAGCTAGTATTGGGTTAAGTCCTGCCGCTCTTAAGTCCGCCATTCGGCGTTGTACGGCTGAGTTGGACATTCGTTCTTGGAATGCCATTTGCTCACGAGACATTTTAGCGGCGGCTCTATTACGCCGTTCTCCAGAAAGAAAGCCAAATGCTCCAGCCGCTACATCATATCCGTCTGCCATTAGAAGTTTGTGCCTCCGGGTACGGAGTTGACAGGCATTGGACGTGTGCAGTTTAATTTGAACAAGGAGTCAAATATGAATTGAGGTACTGTTGCGACGGCAAGCGTTCGCTGTATATTAGTGTTTGGGACTTCGATAAACGAAGATCCAAGCACTGGTAGTGCAGAGTAATGTTCAGCATAGTGCCATGAATCTAGTGTTCCGCCAGTTGTAGCGTTGGTGCGGAAAAGTCCGGTTATTGCTGATGGTTTGTATCTGTATTCTGCATAGCGTTCCTGGTATCCCCAGGTAGTGTCGTCAGTAGCTGAGCCATCTGCATAGATCTCTTTGTTAAGTACGGCTTGCTCGCCGATGGTTGACAGAGTTGGCCAGTAGTAATCGTAAATTGTGTTTCTTGAGAACATACGGTTTAGGCCTTGTTGATATGTTAGGTCGGCGCGGACGCTGACCATGCCTATTAATATGCAATGTTCTGTGAATGATTTAGTCCATGAATGATTCATGAGTGTTGTTGTTCCGATTGCCGCTAGGTTACCCTGAGGTGAAACGGCATCGGTTGAGGTGGTTTGTGCTATTGGTGAGATGTTTACGGGTGAGGATCCTCCCCCGAGGTATTCTGGTCTTTGAAGGCGAGAATCAGGGCTTGTGACGTTGAAATGACTTTTTATAACCTCGATGTAGCGTGAGCCTCCTCGAGCTTGTTTTTCGAGGAATTTTTGCGTTGCGAATGCGAGTCGAAGTTGGTTTATTGTTGCTGATGTTGCAGTAGATAAATCGGCATAAAGTTTATTGGCTTCTACTACAGTACCGCCATTGGTTTGATGCAAGTTAGTAGAAGCAGCATACAAATTTTGAAATTCAGCGGCAGGGGTATTATAGTAAGAAAATAGTCCATCTGATGCGTCAGCAACATCAGAAGCTATATTTGCTTTTGTGCCTAATGGTAATGTTACATCGGCGCCTTTTTGAGGCCAGGGAAGTGAGCTGGTAAAGTAATCATGTCGCTTTCCGCGTTTGTGTATTTGATAGGCTGTATTGTCGTTGCCTGAGGTTTTAAGCATTGGTTTAAAGTCTTGGAGATTTTCATCTCGGAACCAGTCGTTGTAGCATAATGTATATGCTCTATGCCATAGGGCTGAGTGCGTTAGTCCAGGTATTTTTGTAGGTATGCCGATGTAGTCTGATAGTGTTTGTTCGAGTGCGCCTCCGGCTGGGGTAGTTATTGTTGGAGGTATTACTGGAGTTAGATCTACTTTAGCGTTGCCGGTTGTTGCGTCGTATTGTCCTTCTTGTGTTTCTCCCATGAATTCTTGGAAGTCAGTCCATAGGAGTCTGACTGGGACAGAAAAGAAGTGAGTGTCCATGTACAAGTTGTCCATGGTTGGATTAATTGGTGTTGACAGCCTAGCAAAGGCTGTCATGTTTGAGGAGAATGAATCTCCAGGTAGAGCCTCATCTACGTATATGGGTACTAGATCTCCAGCGCTGAAGGTTGTTTTAAGTCCATGTGATCTATCGAATGTAGATCGTTGTATATCTGCATGGGGTACTTCAGAGAATTTATGTTGGTTGCTAGTCGGTATTCTAGTATTACGTGTGTGTGATGAGGGCTGTTTCATATTACTCCGTAGGTTTAATTTTAGTGAATGATATCACGTTTTCGTTTGCTGAAGCTATTAGTTTTTTGTCGATGGTTGCGAACTTGGCGTCTTGGTCTTGCCAAGAGCCTAGGTGGTATAGTGTGTAGTCTTCTGGGTGTTTAGATATGTTGCTTTCTTTGTCATTCGCCATGTCTGCGAATTGGCGTAGAGCCATTGCTGTATTTAGCATGTAGAAAGGTTGAAAGTAAGTTTCTGATTTTGTGTCATAGATT